GGGCGGGAGTCCCAGAGTTGCGCGGGCCTCGTTAATCTTCATTACGCCAGAACCCACCGCTTGCGCGTTAGCCTCGTGTCGTGCGGACTCGTCCATACGCATAAGGCCGGTAGTGTCAAACTCGAATCCCGCGCCGTCCGGTACGGAGAGGCTGTCGTCTAGCAAAAGCTCGATAGCCTCTAGGTACGCCTGGAGACAGTCCGAGTAGTACATAGCCTCGTAGATGGACGAGCTAGAGGCCGGACTCCGCACGTTATCCGCCCCAATCTTATGTAGGGGTACGTGAAAGCACCGGGCCACATCCGCCGTAGTCCATTGCAACTGTTCGATAAGCTGCGCATCCGCCCCGCTCATCGTCATAGACTGGTACGTGAGGCCATCCCCGCCTACCATCGTCTTACCCGCACCCGTGCCGCTGTAGTTATCGTCTAGGGTTTGCTTGAGGCGGGCTGCGGTATCATTGCCGATAGCACCCGGAGCCGTGAGGAAACCAGACGGGCGGGCCGCGTTAGCAAAGAAGGCGGCGGAGTTGGTAGCGATACTATTAGCCAGCACGGACGAGGCCGCACAGGCCGCGATAGGAGACATACCAACGAGCGGATGCCAGGAAGTAATCCCCCTATCATGGATAATGTCCCGGGCCGGTACTACCACTGCCTCCAGAGGCGTGACCATGAGCGGAGACATAGTAATCTGATAGAAGATTGACCCGTCCAACGCCACGAGCGGAACCACGTACTTAGGGTTAAGCACATCCATGCTCACTACGCCTCCCGTGCTGTTACGCCCGAGAAGGATGTAGGTATTTCCCCAATTAAGTTTGCTGCTAACCCATGCCTTAATGAACTGCGCTCGGGTCTGGTAGTGGTTAGGCTTTCTGAGTACCGCGTTGTAGCGCGGGGCCGGGGACTCCAGCCAAACACCATCCGTGAGCTTGACATACTTAATGCGAAGCTTCGCCACGTCTGAGGAGATGAGGTCCGTACACGCGAACACTGCGGAGCTAGCTAGCATCCCGTCCCGCGTAGTAAGACTCTGGTTTTGCTGCCACGCGCCCGTATATGGTTCACGAATAAAGCCAGAACTGCCCGGGGCACCAATAGCGGACGCGCCCACCGACGCAGCCGGACGCTTCTTTGCAGCCTTGGTGAATTCGATGCCAAGGAATCTCATGCGCTATCCTTAGCTTTTGCCTTTACGGCTACCTTTGCGTATCCCATAGCGACCAGTACCCGCGCCTCAATGGTCGTAAACTCCCTCGTAGTTCCTTTCTTAAACACCGGGGTAAAATTAATGTCCCGGAGAGCAGTAACCGATACTTTGTTAGACATACAGCCCTCCGGGCCAGCAATTATTAGACTGTGGCGAGTGCCCAGGCACCAGCCGTTTTCACGTATCGCTTACCGTCTTTCGAGTCGAGCGCGATACTCCCGTCTACGCCAACACCAACGGCGGGAGCGCTGCCCTTGAACTGCAGGACAATCAACCCGGAATTGACAGCTTGGTAGATAGGGAGAATATCTCTAGGTTTGAATGCCATATGGATTCCTTAGTAATGCCCCGCCGCGAAGCGGGGCGCTATATCACGAACCGTAGGCAACCGCCGAGATTTGGCCCACCGCCAACGTGCGACGCTTCTGCCAATTGATAAATTGGCCGATACGCAGCGCGACAAGCGAGTTTTGGAACATAGACACGGGCTGCGCCGTAAGTGCCGCACCCGTACCCGGGGCGCTGTCCATAATGATGCTTGCTTCAGTCGAGATATCGATCTGCGGGCCTGCGTCCTCGCTAAGGAACACCTCATCTTGAATAATCAAGTCGATAACGTTACCTGCAACGTTGTTCGAAGTAATCACCTTAACGCCCATGAGGTAGCCGCCCTCCATCGTAAGCGACGGGAACGCCAGCACGCCCAGCGGGGTAAGCATCGAGCCGATAGCCAGGGCGCGGGCCGGGGACATCAGGAACACTGCGGACGACAAATTGTAGTTAGCCGCGATGAACGGGGCCAACACAGCCTGCACATCCTTACGCAGCGACTCGTAATCCGTACCCGTGGCAGCAACCGGGGTAACGCCGTTGAGCATACCTGCAGGCGACACGTTAGCAACCGCAGCAGCATTGCCGAGGAACGTAGTATCGATACCCTGCGCCGTGGCCTTGATAAGGTCAGCCTGGACGAGTGCTTCCGCTGCGGGATTGCTGAAGCGGATAATCTCTTGCGACAGAACCGAGATAGCGTAGACCTTGCTCCACGTCAGGAACACGGCGTTAAACGCTGCGGACGTGACCGGAGCGGGTGCAGCCTCGCCAACCCAGCCCACCGAAGTACCGCCCGTTTGGCCCGCGATACGGACGTTAAACGGAACCTTCTTCAGCGACAGACGACCAACAACGGTTTCCGGGTACAGAAGCTCGATAAAATCGCCGCCGTACTGTTCCGGGTACACCAAGTTACCCGCCCAAGCTGCAACCGTAGTAGAGCCAGCAGCGACAGCCGCCTTAACGATGCCGTTAACAACTGCGTCATCCTTGTAGTGCTTTTCAGCGAGGCTTTCCGCAACTGCAAGGTTTCCCTGCGCCTTGGCGAGAATCATAGCCGTACGCGTGAAGCTAGAACCCTTCGGGGCGTTCGTCTTAACCGTGATACCGTCCGAATTCTGGACCGTAACGCCCTTGTTCACTGCGACAGCTTGCGCGGCAATCGACTTTTCAACGGTCTCAAGGCGGGCGAGTTCCGCTGCGCCTTCCGTGAGTTCCTTCTCGTACGCGTTGAAAGTGGTAACTTCCTCGTCCGTAAGCTTCTCGTCGCTATTAACCGACTTCATAACGAGGGCGTTACGTGCTTCTTCAGCAGCAGCCAGCTTAACTTGGAGGGCCTTGATTTTTTCTGCGATCGACATTTAATAGTCCTTAATGGTAACGACGAAACGAAAGGGCCAGTTGGACCTTGCGCGTGGTTTTTGCTACAGGGGTGTCAATAACCACGGCTTTAGCCGGGTCCTGGTTTCCGCCTTCCGTTTCACCGGCTGGCGTTACTGCTTCGGGGTTTTCGCCCGGTTCTTGTGGGGTTACGCCCGGTACTTCGGCCACTTCCGTGGCCTCAGCCAGAGCGAGGCTCTTAAACGCCGTAATGACGGCATCCGGATTACACGGGATAGCGACTAGGGATAGCTCGTGGACGGACGCTTTTGTAAAACGTACGCCTTTGCCTTGCCCCAGAGGCTCGTACTCCTCCGGGATAAAGCCGATAGAGACGCCCTTGATAAGGCCGCCCTTAACGCTGTGCCACGCCTCATCTGTGCGTTGCTTAACTACTCCCTCCTCGTCCACTTTGGCAATCTTTGCCTTGAACGGGAGGCCCTTAGCCGTGGGTGCGCCGAATTGGACCGTACCGACAGGCTGTGCATGGTCGTGATTGAGGAGGAGGGGTGCATCCGGAGCGAACGTGAGGCCCAGCGGCTCTACAATATCCTTAACCCTGTCTAGGGCCGGTGTACTGGCAATACCCTCAATCTCGCGGGACTCCTCACGAAACGACTTGATTGTGATGGCCGAAAATGCTTTAGTTGGATTCATGTTTAAACCGCGAAAAATTGATAGGTGCGCTCCGGTTCAAGGTCCCCGGCTGCGAGAACCGTGGCCCCAGCCGCCATAACCATCGCTACGAGCGGGTCTATACGTCCGGTAGCCTTCTGCTTATCGAGCTTTCGATTACCTGCGGGGTCCTTAATGACTACGCCGTTGGCGGCGGCCATAGTAAGGACTGGGTGCATTCCGTGGGCAATCTGGGAGTTAAGTAGCCACTCCTCCAGCACGTCCATAGCGGGGCTAATGGACTGGTAGCCCTGTCCGAACTCAACGAGAGGCAATACGCCGCCATCTTTAGCCGCTATCTCCGTATCGATGCCAATATCCGCGAACTCCTTCCGGAGTAGATCGATACGCCACCGGTCATAGGCGATAGAATGCATTTTCAGGCCGGAGCAAATCTCCGCAATGTCTCGCGCTACGTACTCGTAGTCCACCGTCTTACCCGGAGTAGTCCGGATGTGGCCTTGCTTGGCCCACACGTCATACGGAGACCGGTCCTTGTGG